CTCGATCATACGCCACCACTTGCATGAGGACAGACCTTGGACAGTGTTTCCTATGCTGTTTGAAGGAGATGACGGAATCTTCGGTTGCCCTCCGCTTACCGGCGTCGAGACCACCTGTCGTGAAATGGGTGTTCGTCTCGCCTTCGAAGTTACCACCCACCACGCGCTGGCACACTTTTGTGGGTGCACAGTCACCGAAGATCCAGAGTTGATGAAGCCAGACGTTGCCCCCGAGCGTATCAAGAAATCGGGGGGTTTGAGGGAGAGCCAGGATGAGGGTGTCCGTAAGACTGTTGTCACTAAAGATCCCCTCCAGGTTCTCGCAAGCGCTACAGCACTGCTGCGTCCAGATATCACTTCTGTGAAGGATCATTTGTCTCTTCAAGCTGCAAAAGTGATGAGCTACAGCATTGCATTTCCCGGACTACCACTTGTCACCACCTTCTGCTCAGCTTTCCTCCAACGGCACCGCACGGCTGCAATGCAGGCGAAAGCAGCTGTACGGGAACTGTGGGAGAAGGAGGGGGGAACGCGGGATAAGATAAGCGCAGCCTCAAACGCCTTCAAAGAAATGTACAAAGACCTCAAAGCCCGCAACTTGCTTGCCGACTTCATGAAATTTGAGGTGCCTGATTGTGTGACCCGTTCCAGCGCCAGGGTTCGTCAGGCCTGCGAACACCTATACGGTGTTCCCGCTGCTTTGTACAGAGCTGCAGAAGATCAGATAGAGGAGCAGTTGATGGCAGGACAAGACAAACTCGCCATTCCAGCAATCTCAGCCATGCGTACATTGGCTGAGGGAACGCGACGCATGATGACTCGCACTTTCCATGACGCCCGCACCATTGCTGATGAATACGAGGTCCAAGATACCCTGCTGTCTTCCTGGGAAACGATAAAAGACTGTGGCGCAGTGCTCAAGATTGTCTTTAACTGGACGATCGCAGTCTTTACCTACTTCTTTCCCTGGTATGCTCTCCTCACCGCGGCATGCTTCTTCCTCGTACCAAGCTTGCTCTATCTGGTTCTCCGTCCAGGGCTGGGTCATAAGGCAGCGCGTTTTGCGTCCTGCTTTGTTGCTGGGTTGCTATTCGTGCCTTTCATCCTTCTCTCAGTGTGGCCTTTCTTACGAGCTCTAGCCATGCTTCGACATCCAAAGAAGGTTATGATGGTATATGCTTCCCTGCCCATCACTTCCTACCGATGGCTGATGACGGGCTTTTCATGGCCCCGCTGGTCCCGCGCTTATGCTGCCACATCACGCGCGAAGGCCCACGGCGAGGCCATGTTGGCTCATGTATCAGAACCCGATGGCCCAGCCCCCAACGCTTCCGACTTCCCTCAGACTGGTAAGATCGCCAACAAGTTGCTTGTGGTGAACCAACTGAGAATGGCCGCTGAAGGATTGCCTGTACCTGCGCAGGCTCAGCTAGAGGTCACGCGTGCCGCGAACACACGTGACACAGCTGCTTCGGTATATGCCAGGGAACATCGTGCCGCCGGCTTCACGGTCTCATCTCAAGAAATGATGGAGCTGTTCGGCACCCCGTACTATGCGGATGGCGGGCCACAGACGAGGCCCGTCCCACCCGCGCCAAACCCGACCCAGTCCCCGCCCCCCTCTGCTCCACAGTGATGTGTGAGCAGGGGCCCCACTGTATTTGTAGTATTGTAAATAATAACAAATGAAACAAACACAAATAGAAGCGAGCGCTATTAACTGCGCACGCCGTCCAAACGCTGAGCCGTTCTCGTGCCTGTCCGACCAGTCTCAGCACCCTTGTGGGAGGGGTGCGTGTCGCCCCACCTGTGGCAGCGGTGGTTGAAAGATCCGGGCATCTTTGCTGGGGGGGAATATACCCAGCGTTCGAACCCGGTTCCGTCAAATGAAC